AATGATTCGTAATATAAATAAAAAAACCCCTCTGCGCTCCGAAGTCGCAGAGGGGTAAAAGCTCAAGCTAGATTAACTAGGCAGCAGCTTGTGGAGTGCTCCCGCCTCCATCCGTTGGCTTCGTTGTAGCCGTATTGGTATGGAGTATACCCAACGCTTTTGCTAAACTAGAAACTGCACCCTTCATATCAACATTTCCATCGTAAGGCACTACAGCCTTAGCAGCAGCAACATAGTGCTCTCTCTTTCTACGGGACAGCAGAGCAAAGAATCCCTCTAGCAGAGCTAGCTTTGGAATCCAAATTGATGCCACTCCCGCAGCGACTCCAAGAGTTCCAAGCAGCCATCCCCATAAATCAGTGCTTGGATTTGGGATCTCTACCTTTACACACTCTGGCTTAAGAATCTCCGTTGGAGCAATAATTACCTTCTTCCCCTCTAGCTTCTCACTCTCAGCGATCTCTCTTGGAAGATCTTCTGATGGGATAACTAGAACCTTGTCGCTGCTGATATCCTCAGGATTGATTAGACAATCCGTCGTAGCAACACTCAGGCCCTCAAGATTCTGGCAAGCTGGAGTAACCAGCAGGGCTAAAGCCAGGAATGCAAACATTAACTTCTTCATACTTGTACTTCCTTGTTAAACTTTCTCTCACCCATGTCATCGTCATCGTTTGACCGACTTGGCGACATCGAGGTGTCTAGGGAAACACGAAGAGCCTCAACAATTCGCTTACCCTCATCATACTCTCCGATCTTGATGGATCCATGAATATCATGCATAACCTCCATCCAGATCTTGATATCACGATCCGAACCAGCCGCAGTCTTCTTAATGCGGAAGGTTGACTGATCGTAGTTGTTGAACTCTCCGCTCTTTCCTAGCTCAAGGACGAAATCATTTCCCTTCTTGAGTGAAAGAACATTAGTGTTGTCTGGATCATTCTCGTCCATCAACTCCGTATTGAACACGCCATCGAGAACCTTCTTAAAGACCTTCTGTCCGGTCGAAAGAATCTTCAAGGCACCAGCAATATCGTCTGACTTGCTCTCCAGTTGGCGACGATCCACGACGTTCATGTAGTAACGTGGCGTACCCTTAATCTTGGTAGCCATATCGCCGAACTTCGACTTCGCCTTTGGTGGGAGACCAAGCTCCTTGTGCATCTTCCAAAGCTCAAAGTAGAAATCACAAACTGGGCAAGCCTCGTTCTGAGTCTTACGGCAGTAGTAGTTTTGGAGCTTACCCTCCTCATTCACAAAGCGGTGAATGATAGCCTCAGCGTAGAAAGGCTTTGAATCATCCTTCCAGGGAAGGATGCGGATAGTATTCTTTCCCGGCTCGACCTTGAGATACTTGTCCAGCCCGCCCTCGCTGTTACCAGTGGACTTGCCCTTGAGGAGTTCTTCGTGCTTCTTGCGTAGTTCATTAAGGTTCATAATTTTTTCTCTTTTTATCAGTTGTAAAGTTTGGTTTCAGATCTAAGATTCGCACTAAGTTGGATCATCATGTCTTTCTTATGCTCCAACATAGAGCAAATAGCCTTTAAATATCCGTAGATTTCTTCTTGGTAAATTAGGTTATTCTTCAGCTTTATGTAGTCTTCGCTCGATTGAACGAAGTCTTCCAGATATGTAGCTGTAGCCTTTCCTCCCTTATTTTTATTGCTAATAAGCTCGTTATTCTTAATAAGGGAGTACATTGCTTGATTATTACTAGCCATTAGATCAATCTTACGCTTCTGCCAAATTAGCAGACCGTGATAATAAGAGTAGATCGTCGTGTGCTTAGTAAGCTCCATAGCTAAGTTATCCTTGTCAATAGAGGATAACTTCTTGTGCATATCAAGATACTTATCTATGTCTAGACTTTGGACCTCATCCTTGGGAAGATAATACATAAGATGCCTCGGTCAGATATAATAGATCAAGAGCCTAGGGTTTCAAGGATTAAATTTAAAATCCTACCCTGAGGCGTCCTGACGGGCAAGCTCTGCCTCAGAGATCTCTTCCATGATTAAGTTAGTATAATTCACGGAAGCTGAAATACGGTAGTGTTGCTTACTATCTCTAGCCTTAACAACATAAACTCGCATCCGACCCTTCTCGTACTCTTCCTCTGTCTGGTTAAGAGAGATAGCCCAGTCGGCAGGACGGATCTTTCCGTAGCTGTCGCCTAGCTCCGCATCCGTAATAGTAGCTACCTTCTTACCCATTCTATTGGTCTGAGTGGCAGTCCAAACTAGGATATTATGCTCCATGGCTAGACCACGAAGCTCTTGAGCGATTCTTTCCTGAGCCTGATACTCAGCATCCATGTTGCGATTTGGACGCAGAAGCTCTAGGTAGTCTACCACCAGAATATCTGGGGCAAAGTCGTGATGCAGCTTAAGCTGAACAAGCAGTGCTCTGATCTGGTTAACTGTTAGCTGGCCGACAGGGAACTCCTTGATGATTAGCTGGGCACCGTTGAACTTCTTCTGGACCTGTGCCAGCCGATCCTTTAGGAGAGGATAGGTAGCCTTATCCTTAAGCTTATGGTTAGGAAGCATTGTAAGGATTGAATCGAATCTCTGAGCAATCTTGTCCTCTGCCATCTCCAAGGAGATGTACAAGACCTTCTTGTTTTCCTTTAGTGCCGTAGCCCCTTGGTTAACAAGATAGAGAGACTTTCCCACGCCAGGGGGAGCGATGACTATGGCAAGCTCCTTGGCATTCAACCCTCCGTCGAGGAAATCGTTAAACGTATTGAATACAGTACGATACTTCTTCTTCTCCTTGTTATCAAAGAGACGATGAATACGCTGATCAATATCGTTAAAGTAAACCTGACCGACGTTTACCTCTCGGGTGACAAGCATCGCTTGCCTTACCTTCTCTTCAATCTCGGAGATACGATTCTCCTTAAGAAGGACAACGCTATCCTTAATAGCTTGAGAAATTGCCTGCTTGCGGGCGAAGTCCTCAACGAGATCAAGAACGAACTCACGATTATCGTGAACCGATGAGTCAATATTGTTGATCTGCTGAATATCCTCCTCAAAGTCCGAAAAGCTCTGACCCTTGGGAAGATTCTTCTTAATGTCCTCAAGAAGGATATCGTCAGGTGGGATTACCTTGTACTTATCGTAGTGGGTCTTAACCCGATCAAAGATAAAAGCATACGAAGGGTACTCAAAGTACTCAGGCTTTACTAGGCTTGAGATCTGTGAGTAGAAATCCTTATCGTGCTTTACAAGGTATAGAATACCACGCTGGATATTATCTGAGAATGAATAGCTCATTTTGATGATTGAGAGTTATTTGATCTAGTGGGTGCAAACTTCTTATTATTCTGGGTATGCTTCGATACAACTTCTTTTCTAGCTTTCTGAGCTTGTTGAGCATCCGGGTCAGACATTTTTGTAGCCTGCCCAGTCTTTACCATATAGTCCATGTCTGGTACAACTGCCTTGTAATGGGATGCTCCTCCCACACCTTCAATACGTTTCTTAGACCCTTCTATAGACGTTTCATAGAACTTATGAGCCATTTCTTTATCCATTCCATCTCGATTGTACTTCTCTACCTTACGCTTTAATTGGGATGGATCCTTTTTTACAAGGATATTAAAGCTTCTTACCATGTTCTCGCCACAATCGGGGCACTTCTTATTTCTCGGCTCACCATTTTTCTTAGCAGTAGTCTCCCCCACCTGATTGCAGGCAGGGCAGACCATGTTAAGATACTTATTGCGCTCTTCAAGGCTCTTATCGTAAGCCTCCACCTCTTCGGGAGAGAGTCTACGAGATCCCTCGTAGATTACTCTCTCTCCCTTTGAGAACTTAATAGTATAAGTTACCATATCAGCTTCCGCAGCTATTATCCCCGATTCTGCATACTTCGGCTGAAGCAGCTTCGGCAGAGGCAGTAGCCATCACTGGCTTGGCGTACTTCTCAATATTCTCAGGAGTTAGAGCGATAGCTTGAAGCGGCTCCATCCCCTTCGATCCCGCTCTGTACACCGTTAGGCCCTTAAGGTAAGGAGCGTACTGAAGCGCAACCTTTGATATCTCTTGCCAATCCGCACTGTTAGGGAGATTAATGGTCTTACTAATCGCATTGTCGATATACCGTTGGATAGTGGCCTGAACCTTCATGTGCTCTTCAGGGGCTACATCATAGGCTCCGACGAACAAATCTAGTTCCTTTCCTTGTTCCAAATATTCCTTGAATAGTGGATCAAGCACGACTTCCTCAGCCCAGGTGTTGGCTACACGATAACGTCTCATGTACATCGCGGCAAAGATTGGCTCAATACCGCTTGAAACACCGTGAACCATTGAAATAGTTCCCGTAGGTGGAACAGTTAACATTACAGCGTTACGAATTCCGTGCTCCTTGATAAGCATTCTGATTCTAGCAGGGAGAGTCTTAGCAAAGTTCTCCTGTAGATAAAGATTAGCATTGAACGCAGGGAATGGTGACTTGTCTCTGGCGAGGTATACTGAAGTCTTGTAAGCCTCGTCGCGGATCGTGGCAAAAAGTCTATCAAGGAATTCAAGTGACTTCTCTGAGCCATACTTTACGCCCAGCTTGATAAACATATAGTGAAGTCCGAGAACTCCAAGACCGATGCGACGAGACCGTTGGCCTACCTCGTTACACTCTGGGATTGGATAGTGGTTTACCGTAAGAACGTTATCGAGGAACCGCACTCCCATGCGAACGGTGTGAGCTAATCTCTTCCAATCAAACTCACCGTTATCAACCATGTTGGCAAGATTGATATTGCCTAGGCAGCAGTTACCGTAGGGTGGGAGCGTGATCTCGCCACATGGATTAGTGGCATTCATACGCTCGAAATACGATACGTTGGTGTAGTTATTGGCGAGGTCGATATTAAAGATTCCAGGATCACCAGACTTAACTGAGTTCTCCCAAATCTTGTTCCACAAACCAAGAGCCTTATACTTTACTTCACGAACGTCCTCAAAAACGTCGTTGAAGTGCTTTAGCTGATGAAGCTTAACTCTCTCAACGGCATCATTCTCGTCTAGAGCTACCGTAGTAACTTGCTCGCGCTCTCCATTTGGTGAAACACGAGTCATCTCATAGACAAAATACTTTCTGTTATTAAAAGTAAAGTACCAGTCCTCGTCATTCTCACACGCTTGAATAAAGCGATCAGTGATAGCAACCGAGATATTGAAGTTAGTAAGCTCGCCAAGATCCAGCTTAACCTTCAGGAACTCCATGATATCTGGATGAGTTACATTTAACTCAGCCATCAGAGCAGTTCTACGATTCTTACCTGCTCTCACATGGTTTCCAATCTCATTGATCATACGCATGACCGAGACTGCGCCTGGAGCAGAGTTCTTGATATTTTGGATATCATCTCCGCGTGGACGGATCTTACTAAAGTTAAATCCGATTCCACCCCCAGCACAGGAGATCTTGTACATATCGGCAATGACCTTACCGATTGAATCTACATTATCCTCTGGCTCCAGAACGTAGCAGTTAAGCATATTCTGGCGAGAGCGGCCTGAGCCGAAGATAATTCTTCCGCCAGGAACGAAGTCTCCAGCAGCTAGAGTCTCAAAGAATCTACGCTCGTATGACTCCTTATCCTCGTCCTTTTCCGCAGACGCTATGTGTTTAGCCATAGCTCTGCAACGATCTGAATACTTCGTTTCGCCTGGGTAAGCGTAACGATGCTCGAAAATCTTCTGACCTAACTCATTTAATTGCTTTACTCTCATATAATCCTCGATTCGCCGTTTCTCTTTTCTATTGTTAAAATTTGGCACCCGTCTAATAAACTCTTAAGGTGCGCGTTGTGGGTAATTAAAAATATCGTCTTATCTTCTTCCTTCAAACTCTTCAAAAGGTTATGAACACCTTGGCATCCATCCTCATCCATATTCTCAGCAATCTCATCGAAGAATATAATATTCGACTGTTCCTTAGAAGTATGAGTTAGAAGTGACTGTAATGCCAACATGACAGACAAATTGATCTTTCTCTTTTCACCACCACTCAACGAGATATATGAAAGCTTCCTACCATTATTATGGATAGTCTCTTCCAGTTCCTCGCTGAATGAAATTGTGAACTGACTATTAGTTAGGAGAGAAAGATATTCGTTTGTCTTAAAATTGAGATAATCTAGAATATTTCTTACAAAGTATTTAATTATACCCTGTTCTGAGAACGCTTTTTCCCAGAACCTCATAACTTCGTAATTAACTTCTAGCTTCTGCTTTTCGGCTTCTAATACCTTTGTACGAGAAAGGAGTTCATTATACTCCTGTTTTATCTTTTCTTGAGATAAAAATAAATCTTGCTTTTGCTTAAGCAAAACCCATTCCTTAAGGCTCGTCTTAGAAGTTAACTGAGCTACCTCTTTATTTAATTTATCTATCTTATTGTTTAATTTTAACTCTTTGTTCTGGATAGCCGCTATACGCCGAAATAAGCCCCTCAGATTCCCCTCGGTCTGCTTCTTCATGTAGACCTTTTTACAGGTCTTACAGGTGTCCTTGTGCGCGTATACGCCCAGCTTATGCTGACGCTCTAAAGGGTAGCGTTTACTCTGTAGATCGTCTCGTTCATATTTTAATGCTGTTAATAACTCTTTGCGGTTAGTAATTAAAGATTCTCGTGCCATAACCTGTTCCATAGTCTCTTTTAATTGAACAGGCTCAGTCTCAACTAACTTACTCTTTAACTTATCTCGCTGAAAAGTTAATTCTTGGAGAAGTGTCGTTCCCGTTTTTATTCCGGTGCTGTATTCCGACTTTAATTCTTTGATTCTATCTCTCCAGCCAAAGATATCCTCAAGGTTTAAGAAGTTGCGGACAATGGTTCGTTTGTCATCCGCAGAGGCAGACAAGAACTCTAGATCAACGTGCTGACCAAATACGATAGAGGCTACGAAGGTCTTATAACTAAGACTAAGCTCTTTCTCTATCTTCTCTTGCGTCTTTAGAGCATTCTCCTGGGTCATGTCCACGCCGCCCAAGAAGAAGTTCAGTATGTTGGGACGCTTGCCTCGACTGATTACAGCTTTACCGATGCCCTTCTTCTCTAGTGTAATCTCTACTTCTAGATTCTTCTTATTGTCGCAGTTGATGAGAGCATCCTCGGTAGACTTTCTGATAGTCTTACCGAAGAGTGCAAAGGTAATCATCTCAAGGACAGAACTCTTACCTGAACCATTGCTTCCTCCAGAGTCTCTGTTTACTCCCTTAACATAAACAATATTCTTAAACTTGGACAGATCTAAATCCAAGCTTTTGAAACTATAGAAGTTCTTAGCTCGTAGTCTCTTAAGAATCATTGTTACCCTTTAGTAGTTTTAAACCATCCAACAACATAGTAATTGGAATCTCGGTCTTGCACTCATTAATATAGTTCGTGATTAAATCGTCGTTTAATTCAAAAACCATACTCTTTGGTCTGTAAGTGCTGTGCTCCTCTTTCTCATCTGACATAGGTAAATACTTAATATCCACATAGGATACCTCGTACTCTTCCATGATCTTCTTTCTAAGATCAACCGAGTTCTGATCTAGGATCTGGTTTAGATATACTCGCAGGATGGTCTTGTAATTAGGATCTGATATAAGGTCCTTGTTAGCTTCCAACGAGCCAAGATCAAATTGAAGGTAGCGAATACCATGATTGATCTTCTTGAACTCGTAGGTGGCATCCCCGTAAATTACAGCATAGCGATGATTGTTATCGCACTCTGCAAACGCTGTAGAGTATGGAGTTCCTACAACGTGGACGTTTCCTTCGTCCTGCGCCTTGTGGATATGCCCAAGGAATGTAGGATTGGTAAACACATCCAGTGACAACGGAGAATCCTCGTCCCCGTTAGGATTTATGCACCCCTTAAATCCAAAGTGACCAAAGAAGTAGTTATTTGCTTTAGTGAGCTTGGAACTATTGAGATATTCCTTAATCTTATTCTCATCGTCATAATGCGCGATGAAATGGAAATCTGTATCTTTACTAAATGCACAGCAGTAATAGTCCTTAACTACGTCGATGTTAGCTTGAGTTAGATTGTGGTCTAGAATCTCAAGCACGCAAAGGGAAGCGGTGTCCGACTTTGCAGCCGTATCGTGATTCCCTCTAATCAATATTATTCTAGGATCTGGATTAGAGCTTACGTTCTTCAGACCTAGAATAAACTTGGTTACCCGTACAATCGTTTCTGGGTCGGGCTTTCTAAAGTGAAAGATATCCCCCAAAAAAATTATATACTCAGGGGATTCAGTCTTAACTATCTTTTCGATAGCCTTGAACTGCTCCCCTAAGTAATCAAAGCTTGGGTAAGCATTATAAAAGTGACAGTCGCCTATAACGACTGCCTTGTATAGCTTGTTTAGCATCAGCTATCTGCAAAGTTCTCTTCGATAACTACATTAAAAGAATTTAGTGTAGTGTTTTCGAGGCGAAGGATCTTGAACCCACGATAGCAACGCTCAACGTACTTATTAAGTACCTCTTTCAAACCAGCACTGCGACTAAACTTATCGTATACTGGGTTGCACTTAGCAACATAAAGCTCTCCTTGCTCTGTAGCTAGTACGGTGTATCCACCATTAGGTGATGGCTCGACTTTACCAGTCCCAGTCTTCATGTAATTTCTAAAGTGACGGACGGTGAACTTACGAGTGACTGGGGGCATTTCATCCCCATCTAGAAAAGTTACTTCAATCTTTGAACTCATAGTAGCTCCTTTGTGATACCGAGTTTGTTAAGTGTACCTTCCATCAGTTGGTAGATCCCTTCTGCGAGCAGGCGAATCTCGTACTGAGCATCTGGCTTCAGCCGCTGATGGAGGAAGTGTATTATAGACTGCAAGCTGACAGTCCAGTAGGCTTCTGAATAAATATTTTGAGGTAGGATCATTCTGGCTACCTCTTTCGCCACACCCATTCCTATTAGTAAATCGTAGGTATTCTTGGCTGAGTTAGCTATGATTCCCATTTCCGTCTTCATGATATCATGCAGGCGGCTGTCGGGTGGGATGTCCTCTGAAGCCTGCTTGTTACCGTGAGGTGGGTTAGCTCTGGCTACGGCAGGAACATAGAACTCCTCTGAGGTCTGAGTGTATCGACCGCTGATCTCGTTCCAGGAGCACCCCTTGTCAGTGTCGTAGAGGTGATCAAACACCTCTAATCTAACTTCCTTACCGTCTACTTCGTAGGTCCTAAACCCACTCCCAACCTGATACTTCATCAGTTGGCGGAAGATAAAAAGTGGAGCCTTAACATGAAAAGTAAAGTAAGAATGCCGGAATGGGCTAGTGTGCTCATGGTTCCAGAGAAAGGAGGCCAGCTTCTTATCTTTTTCGTCGTAGGTTTCCTTAATCTTATTGTAACTTATACGGGCAGAATTAACCGTCTTAAGAGCCGGATCCTTCTCCATCTGATCTACCAGGGAAACTGAACTAATATTATCTTTTAAATAATCAATAGTGTGCATTTGAACCTAAATATAAGTGTTGTATTATAGGGATACCCATATGGATATTAAATCAATAATTAAAAATGCCATTGCTAACAAGCTTAATGAGCACAAAATAGTGGAAGTTGATAACACTCCACAGATTAACAGCACTTCGGATTATGTAAAATACCTAGCCGAAGCCGTTAAATTTAGAATTGAAGAGTTAAGCAAAGAAACTCTACAATCGTATAAGGCTAAGGCCGAGACGCAAACCAGTGGACCTAAGGGTGAGCAGCGAAAGGCTGGCATCGCTAAGGCCAAAGGTAAGCTGGCTAGAAAAGAGATGGGGTTAGATCGTGATAAGCCATCAACCGAATCTGAGCGTGCCAAAAGACTAAGCACCCACAAGGGTCCAGGGTCTAAGCCTAACCAAGCTAACATTGATGCTCAAGCTAGAGGATCCAAAACTCCTGCTCAGTCCCCCGCCGAAATAAACAGAATGGGCGTTCGCAAGAGTGCCCAGAAGGTTACTAAGGGTGGCCTTACTGCTGGGGATGTTCAAGCTAGTCGTACTAATTTAAAGACGGCGGCTGCTGCTCAATCAATGTCAGATAGATTAAGCAAGATTGATCCATCGAAGAAGTGATAATATGAACTTAAACGAACATTATATCCGTATTGCGGAATTAATTGTTGAGAAGAAGCGTTGCTGGAAAGGCTACAAACCAACCCCTGGTGTTAAGCCCTACGATAAAGGCTCTTGCATGAAAGAGGCTAAGACTCCCGCTTGGCAAAGAAGCGAGGGTCAGAACAAAGAGGGTGGATTAAATGCCAAGGGCAGAGCGTCAGCCAAAGCTCAAGGACATAATCTAAAGCCTCCAGTTTCAGCAGAGCAAGCCAAAAAATCCAAGAAGTCTGCTGGACGTAGAAAGTCTTTCTGCGCTAGAATGAAGGGTATGAAGAGCAAGCTCACATCTAGCGAGACAGCTAGTAACCCAGACTCAAGAATTAATAAGTCGCTCAGGAAGTGGGACTGCTGAGGTGGTATTCCTCACCTGAGCCGAACGAGTCTCCTACCACAACCTCAATCTCAAGGGGAACTGAGAACGTGATACCAAAGTTCTCCTTGATATATGGATAGCTGGTCATATGGTAGTTGAGCAATGAGACGGTCTCATCCACCTCGCTCTCTGGAGCTATCAATTCAATGCTGTCGTGTACGGTAGCTACAATCTTGGATCCTAGCTTACGCTTCTTAAGTTCATTATGAAGACCAAGCATACAGCAGACAAGAGTATCGCTAGCTGAGGATTGCACTGTAAAGTTTAGTCCTTGGCGGAATGCCTCCTGCCGGATATATTTCGCCTCTGAGCCTGCGTTAGGTAGATTGCGTCTACGACCGAAGATCGTGTAGGCATACTTGTTGGTTGTGATAAACCGATCAACAAGTTCCATGTATCTTGGGACACCAGGGAACGCAGCCATCCATCCGTCGATGATGCCCTTGGCCTTCTTGAAGCTGATGCCTTGCTTCATGGCAAGTGTCTTCTCGGTTCCTCCGTACACCGTCAAGAAGCTAACAGCCTTGGCAATCTGACGCTCCTCCTTGGTTACCTTTTCCATCTTCTTACCAAACGTCATGGCAGCGGAATAGGTATGGAGATCTACTCGGTCATGAAAAGCCTTAGCCATGTTCTTCTCTTTGGCTAGGTGAGCAAGGACTCTTAGTTCCATGCTCTTCATATCCGCAGTGATGAACTTGTAGCCCTTGGGAGCCACAACATAATCACGGATATTAAACTTGGATTCACGGGGCAGAGTATGAAATGAGATCCCCATACGGTTCCCACCCGCCTCGTAGCCCGCATTAGATAGGCGTCCGGTCACCGTACCGTCAAGACGATACTCAACGTAGATCTTATTTGATCCATTGTACTTCATAGCCTCACGCACACCTGAGATATAGGTGTCGAAAAGCTTACGAGAGCGTCGGAACTCTAGCAACGACTTAATAAAGTTCCTAGCCCCTACCAGTTTCTGGCTTTCCAGGCTAGTAACAACGGAGCGTGAGATCTGCTTATCGTGCTCTAGCTTTTCAAACCTGTTCATTTAGTCCTCGCTTATCAATCTCGTCTTCTAGTTGCTCTAGTAATATATCAAGGGCTTCCGCACTCGTGCTGGGTGCGCCCGTCTTTTCGGATGAAATGGGTGGGTATAACCCGAAACCCCCATCGACAATATTGTGCTTTTTATCCGCTGAGTAAAGCACTTTAACGAGGTCATCAGTTGATGTAAGCTCGTAGGTCTTGTTGACCTGAGAGAAGGAGAACAGTTGGTCTTCTTTATCATTAATATCATCCTTAAGCTGGGAGCCTAGCTCCTCTACCTTTGCCGACGATATATACAGACCATCAAGCTCCATATCCTTAAAGAATTCCACCGCAGGAACCATTAATTTCTCGTAAAGGTTCTGCATCTTAAGATCCTGAATGCGCTTCTCTAGCTTATGGAATACCTTAAGGGTAAAATAAGCATCGAGAGCATTGCCACGAGCCATCTGGGCTAGTGGCATATTCTTCCAGTCGGTCTTCTTGCCGTCTTGGCCTAACATTAAATGATGCTCTGCTCGGTTGGGAAGTAATAAGAAACAAGATCCTTAAGGCTCTTGGGTAGATTCTCATCTACCATGTGCTGCATCAGCTTGGTATCATAGATGTTTCTGATGTTTTGTAGCCCTTGTCTTGCCAAGAATTTGGTATCGAACTGAGCCTTGTGAAAGATCTTCTTGCTATACTCGTATGAGAAAATCTTGTCTAGGACTGTGCAGACTTTAGACGCCCAACCTTCAGGATGGTCGAACTCCTTGTGGAAGAGTGGGATCGTGAAGGTCTTGTGCTTGCCCTCACAGTCGAAACTAAGAGCAATGGTCTGGATTTCATCCTTGAGAAAGTCTAGTCCCGTGGTCTCAATATCAACAGCTACGTCACACTTCACAAAGCTGTCTAACTTCTTAAGCTTCTCCAGCGTATCCAGAAGCTCCCAACAGAACTGAGAGTCTGCTCCCTTCTGCTTGTAGTGAGCGTCGATACCATTCTGAATATCTAACTTGAACAGATACTCGTTCTGTGGTTCCACGATGACCTGGAAAGGATGGTACAACGGCACTACAGGAATACCATCGTACTCAAACGTCTTCCCACGCTTGTCCATGATGCCGCTCTTCTTGGTTAGCATCACGAGCGGGAGGTTGCCACATACGAAGATTAACTTAGGCTTACACGCCTTGATAGTCTTCGCAATGTGTGCTCGACAGATATCTTTATCATCCTTGTTCATGTCCTTATCTTTAACGCTGAGACACTTAACCGCAGCGGTGTATTCGACATGAGGGATAAGATCTGCGTAGCCCAGCGACATTAAGATAGACTCGATAAGATCTTGCTCCTTCGTTACGAAGGGGGTGATCTCGCCAAACTCTACCTTAAAGGACTCCGACACAAAGAGGATATGGCAATCCTTATTAAAAGCCTCCTCCTCGTGATCCATGATCGAGTGGCACATCTTAGGCTTTTCAAGAATAGTGCAGCCTTTGCAACCACTATTTTCACTTTTAAATGGATCTGGTAGTATTCTCATACTATTATATTTTGTGTCGGAATATCTAAATAACAAACGCTTTGAACAATTGATTAAGCTGCACTGCTCGGGAAATTACGAATTTCAAGACGAGCTAATGGGGTGCTTCGACATTCTCATTGGGAACATCATAGATGCATTCCACTTTAAAGTAGATAAGGAGGATGCAAAACAAGATTGCTTCCTCCTTATACTTAAGACTTTACGCAACTTTAATCCGCAGCACGGGTCAGCTTTTAATTACTTTACGACGATCATCGTAAACAATCTTAAGCTGATTGCAACAAAAATCAAGCGTCATAGATTAAAATTGGAATCGTACTTTGAATTTAAGTACGGAATCCAAGCTCACCCGCCAGACGCAAGTTCGTGCTGAATAGCGGTAGCGTTGTCGTTCACAGTCACTGAAAACTTTAGCATACCTTTATCTACTTTTTCGTTGGTAAAACGAATAAGAGTAGGTACATAGTTTAGCGGTGTGTCTACTTTGTAATACTCTGCTAGGATGTGGTACGCCTCTGGCACTTCAAATAGGTTAACCCTAGCACCGTAGTTCTTAACCTTCTTTGAAGCCTTATCCCAAGGGCTGTAGGCCACAACAGGAATATTAAATGGGACGTTGCTAAGTATCATCTCGTCAATACAACGGATGAAATATTGAAGCTTATCCCAAGTATTTATACTGCGAGGAATCTGAATCATGAGTTTGGAATCTCAACAGGGGTTTGAGAAGGAATGCCGGAAGCATCGTTCTTCTCTTTCATTTCTTTCATAAGTTGTTCTGATACCTGTTGAATCTTCATGTTTAACTGCTCGATGCCATTAAAAAATATCTGCTTGATAAAGTCATCGTGGCTAATGTTATCAGGCTTGATAGCATCAGTCCAATTTTTAAACCCTTCAGACTCTTCCTTACTTAGCTTAATAGTTAATTTCATACGTCCTCTACTCCTTTCTGTTGTTTTAATTGTCCAATCGGAACTTTGAAGTTTGATTTTAGTCATCCTTGGCTATAATAGTTTGAGG